GGCCGCTCTCGGCGGCCCCCCACTCTGAGAAGTCTGCCATTATCCCATCATCCCAAGGAGACCATAGCCCATTCGGTTAAGCGCGTTGCCCTGAAGGCCAAGGCCCGAAGCGAGCGCTTGCATCTGCATCTGGCGCATGGCGGCGGGGTTCAGCCCGGCACCCCCGAGTTGGGCCAGCTGATTCTGGCGCTGCTGGAAGAAGTCGCCGGAGTTCTGCGCCAGCGCCTGGGCCATGTTGCCCGAGCCCTGATACCCCTGGGCCAACATCGAGCGCTCCACGGCCAGCTGGCGTGCGCGATAGGCGGGATCGTTCATCATCGCTTCGGGGGAGAGGTTAGCCGCCTGACTCGCGAAGCCCGCACGGTTCGCGCCCCAGGGATCTAGCCCCTGCATGTTCATCGCCATGTTCTTCAGGCGGTTCCCTTGCAGCATCCCGTAGAGCCCACTGCCCATGTTCCACAGTGCGCCTAGGGTTCCGCCGCCTCCGCCGCCCATTCCAAAGGGGAAACCGCCGGGACCGGAGCCCGCGCCGCCTTGCAGCCCGAGCATTCCGTTCCACCCCCTTCCGTCGCCGCCCCAGTAAGTGTTCCCTACGTCGCGGAGGGGAATGTTCCCGTTCAGCACCTGCCCGATATTATCCCAGATAGACATACCACCACCTCCTAAACCAAGCCTGCGACGAAGCGTGTCCAGCATTGAGGACGATCCGCCTCCCTGCCCCATAAGGGAGTCCATCCCTCCCTCGAGCGTCGGGGAGCCGAAGCTGGCGGAGTTGCTCCCCCCACTGCTGGAGAAGGGGTTGAACGAACTGAACCAATCCGAAAGCGAGTTCCCGCCGAAGCCGTTGTTGGCGAAGTTCTGCAGACCGCCCCAGAATCCGCCGCCGCCCATCTGCGCACCCATCGCGGAGTCGATTCCGCCCTCGAGCGTCACCGCGCCTTCGCCTGTACCGGCACCAGCACCTGCGCCTCCAGTGACGAAGGCCAGCGCTGCCGGAAGGAAGTACTTGTCGAAGGCGCCCTGGATACCGCCGCCCGGCACGTGCTGCGCTGCATTGAACGTCGAGGTAGTCGGCTCGCCACCACTCCACAATACAAAAGGATTTCCGTTGATCGTCGCCCGCGAGGTCAGCCCCAACTGGTAAGGGTCGCCGTAGGTAGGAGCGCGATCCTCCCCCTCGCCTGTGTAACCGGTAATGGGCAGGGGCTGATCGCCCGGCGGATGGAAGGAGTACTGGTCTCCTCCAATCGTGTCGATGTTGGAGAAGAAAGGGCTGCTCGTATCCCACCCCTGCGCCGATCGCGCAAGCGTCCCGGTGGGTGTACGGAAGAACCCATACTGGGGACCAAGTGACCCAGCGTTGGGCGTCAGCGGCCCATTGATGTTCATCACGGGGTAGTCGAATCCGTCGGCAGCGCTCATCGCACAATCCTTGTCATAGTCGGCGCGACAGTGTAGGTCACCTTTAGGTAGTCACTCGGCGAGAGCTGGAACATCCCAGCGACCGTCCCCACGTCGTAGTAGGTCGAGCCGTTGCGGGAGAACTCGACCTTCGTGACGGTGCCGCCCTGCACGAGCACCGAGGCGTTATAGCTCCCCGCGTTCTGGTAGGCGAATGGCGAGGCGGTGACGGTGATCGCGCTGGGCGCGGAGCCATAGCTTCCGATCGCGTAGCTCTGCTGGGTGCCCGTGAGATGGTAGTGATCGTTCGCGGCGCCGCCCAACAGGCCCGTCAGGGACTCGTGGTTCGCCGCCGTTCCGCCGCCGCCTCCCGAAGAGGACACGAACGCGCCAAGGTCAAGAAACCACTTCAGCCAGATCGGGTTGAACTTCGGGCGGGAGGGTTTGCCCGTCGCGGCTGCCCGCTCGTCGATGAGCACCACGTCGGCATAGGTCGGCGGCGCGGGGAAGGTCGCCATCACGCAGTCCCCGGATCGAGTTGGAGATCCGTCGCCTGGATACGCATCGGCGTATTGCACTGGTGGCGGAAGTTGTACGCCCGGCGGGTGAAGCTCCCCTGCTCAATGAGGGTTGGCCGCTCCACGTCGAGGGGAAGGCTCTCGAAGTTGCTCCAGGTCTGGTAGTCGTCGTCGGAGAAGCGGGACTGGAGAACGCTCCCCGCCACCTGGTCGGCGGCGAACGCCATCCAGTTCAGGGTCTTGCTCCGACGGGAGCCGGCGTCGAAGTTCGGCGTCACGAGGTCCACCGTGATAAGGCTCTGGTGATCGAGATAGATGTTATCGTCAGTGGTGTAGATGTAGCCGTCCGTCTCGTGCTGGAGGTAGTGGACCAACGCCGAGTCGTAGGTGGAGGCGACGAAGGGAAAGTAGTTCCCGCTGGCGTCTGTCCACTGATACCATCGACGCTCCGCTAGATCGAACACGAGCGTAAGGTTCGAGTTCTTTATCGTCAGCACGTAGAACTTGTGGCCGTTGTGCTTCAGCTGAAGGGAGTAGACCGTGGTGAAGTCCGCCTGGTCGAGCAGCCGCTCGACCGGCTTGGTGGAGATGATTTCCGCCTTGAGGTTATCCAGCATCATCACGTTCACCGCGCTCGAGCGGTTCGTCGCCACCCAGAGAATGGTGCCGTCGATGCTCTGCACACTACCCGAATTCACGCAGCCCCAGTTGACCTTCGCGCCCTGGACCTGGCCGAGGGGCGAGGCCGTGGCATTCCCGGCGTCATAGAATACCTCACAGGACCACTGCTTGAGGTCTACGATGTAGACGAGCTGCTTCGTGAGGGCGATGTTGTAGTCGGGCTCGATCTGCGCAACCAGATCATTGAGCGGGTCCCAGCTGCGGGGGTTGTTCGTGTCGGAGCCCTGAATGTGGCCGGAGGCCGCCTTCCCGACGTAGGTTGTGCCATCGAGATACCCCGAGCCCTTCACGAAGCTGCGGGGGAAGTCGGCGTCGCCGCCCGTCACGTCGTAGATTCCGCCGCCCGAGTCATACGTGTAGGCATTCACTCCGTTCCCAAAGAAGAGCCGCGGGGTTCCGCCAAGGCACTGATCGAACGTGTAGACGCCACCAGTATTGTCAACTGTCCCCGCGATCGCCGTCCCGTTCTTATAGAGCTTGTTGTCGAAGATCGCGTAGATGTCGCCGAGCCAGTTGAACATCCCTGCGCCTGCCTTCGCCGCCCCAGCAGGCTGAGAGTAACGTGCTGTCCCCGGACGCTTGATGACCCAATAGCTCTCCTTGTTAATCTGCTCGAAGTAGCAGTTAACGAGCTTCGCGTCCTTCGAAGTCGAGTCATCCCGATTCTCGGGCTCGATTACGAGAGGCCAGCGGGGCGTCTGCGAGGCGGCGGCGTCAGGCATCAGGTGAACGATCCCATCGTCGGCTGAAGCTCAAGGGCGAAGCGCGTGTTCGCGTTCTCTACGTCTTGGCCCTCAAGCAGGGACTTGTACTCCATCGCTTTCATCTGGCATCGCTGGATCACGGCGATGGGCTGACCCGTGGCAAGCTCGTCCGCCATCCCCCACACGAGGGCCAGCCGCCACTCGTCGGGGAAGCAAGTGGTCGCGGTCAGGGTGAGTGGCGCGGTGGCGCGGGTGCGGAGGAGCAGATGCGCGGTGCCCGTAGCTGCGGTGGCGTCAGGGATCAGCCAGAACCGCACCGTCATCGTAGTCGCCTGCTTGTCGATGAAGTACTGAGTGATCTGGCCGGTCTGCGTCACAGTGGAGAGGGTCATCCAGTCCGACCATCCGAGCGGGTAGAGCGGGCGGCGGACGCCATTCGAGTCGAGGTAGTATCCCTGGGTCGCCTGCGTCGGGCGCGAGATGTCCACGTCACCGCCGGGCGCGAGGGTGTAGGCCTGCTGTCCCGACACCAGCGTGATGGACTGGTCTTGCCAGAGGAACAGCTTCAGCCCCTGGGTCTGCCACACCGCAATCAGGTCCTGGAGCCGCCGGAGCCAGTTCGCGTACTGCGCGCTGGAGGGTTCCTGCGTCGCGGCGATGAGCTTCGCCTCGCGGGCGGCGTCCCGAACGATCGCGTAGGGGGAGTTGGTCGCTGGCGTGGTCATGCGGCCAGGAGATCAAGCTTGCGCTTGAGCGCCGCCTCGCGTTCGTTGATGGAGGCCTGGACGCCATCCAGCATCCGCTCTCGGTCGGCGACCGCCTCGCTTCGCGCGATGATGTCGCGGTTGGCGGCGTCCTGTTGGGCCTGCGCGTCGGTCTGTGCCTGGCGAAGGTCCAGCCACTTCTGGCGCACCTCGGCCTCGGCAGCCGCCACGGCGCCCTCCCGCGTCTTGGCCTCCGCGTGGCGGCGCTCGGCGGCAGCGAGGGAATCGCTGGCCTCCGCCAGCACAGCCTCGGCGCGGGCCTTCAGCTCCCCCACCTCCGCCTCGACCTGCGCGCGGTAGGCCTGAGCCTCCTCGATTGTCTTCGCTATCTCGAGGGTCGCCTGAATTGCGGCCTGCTGTTCCTTCAGCGCCGCGATGCGGTCGTCGAACTGCCCCGTGAGGGCAAGGGCCGCAGCCGCCGCGTGGTCTTTCATCTCTGCTACAAGTTCGGGATGGATTGCCATGATGGCTCCTATAGGTAAAACCAGCGAATTACACGAAAGCCCCAGCCACCTCCATCATCGGCCGGCGGTGTGGAAGTGACCAGAGCAGCGCCACCGAGCCAGAAGCACTGCATCGAGCGAATGCCCTGCGAAGCCGCCGGGGGGCTGGACGCCGCTCCCCCAAGCCAGGGAGCGAGAAGGGAACGGATACCCTGAGACATCTCAGCCCGCCGGGTCGTTGCCGATGACTGGGACGGCAGCTGCGTCGGTGCTCAACGTGCCACTCCACGAGGTAGTAGAATCGTCCTCTTTGTAGACGGTGTAGGTGCCGCCCGAGTTCGTCCACTTGTTGCGAAGGGCACGGAGAGCCTGGCGCACCGTGCGAATGGTAGTGGTGCCGCTGTCGGTACCGGTGCTCATGTCGCGGTCGAGGAGGCGGTCTGCAAGGTACTGTCCGCCCGTGGCGTCTGCAGTCCACGTCGGCGTAGCCACGTCGAAGAGCTTCTTGAAGGCGGCGGCAAGATACCCGCCGACGGTCTCGGTAAGCACCGTGCTGAGAATGGCCTTCAGATTCACGCTGATGTAGCCGTTAGCCTCCTGGTTTATCTGACCTGCTCCAGTTCCCCTTGTGAAGAGACCGCCAACAGCCTCCGCAGCCGCATTCGGTAGAGCAGTCAGTCCGAAACGCACGGTGTCTGTCGGGTCGGCCGCAGTAGTAATGACGTTGAGCGTTACAGGAACACAGTTGGTTGCCGTAAAGAAATATCCGATGTCATTTCCGTTGGTGTCTGCCTGAGCAAGAGCGACTTTGTAGAATCCAGTTGTACCATCCTCAGTGATTGTTGCGCCACCAGCACCGAAGGTTCCATCAAGGCATCGGCGCATCGTCCAAGTAGCGCCGGAAACGATGGCTCCGGTACTGACATTAACCCCGGCGATGTGGACGAACTGACCGGATACGAATTTTCTCAGCATTTCAATTCACTCCCACGCCAATGAAATGGCGCGATGCCTGCGCATAGGCTCCCATTGGAACAGTTCCAGCCGCAGCGGCGCTGAACCACTTGCGGCTGCGCAGCGGATAGTAGAGTTCGTAGCGCAGGCTTGGATCGTTCATCCGCGCCATGACGGCCGCGCCTACGTCGATGGTCCAGAGGCAGACATCGCTGACGATGCCGCTCATGTATTGCGTGGTCGTGTTGAATCGAGACCCGATGCGCACGCTGTCTTGCGCAGTGGAGACTGAACCGCAATCGTTAGTGTCTGTTCCGGCGCTGGCACCGTTTACATAAACTTCACGCGCCCCGGCGCCGCTTTGTGCCCTGAAGATACCGCCACATCCGTACCACACATTGCTGCTCAGGGTGCCGCTGGTCGCCTGTCGGTTGGCGATGGTCCCCTGACTGAGAGCCCAGAGTTGCGAACTCACGAAGATGAGACAGCCTGCCTCGTGCAACTGTCCGTTGGAGCCGGTAACGCAGATGCCCTGCGGATTGGCGATGGCTGTGGACTTTGCGAACGCGTGCAGCGAGATCGGAAAAACGGCGGGCAACAGGTAGTCGGTGCCGTAGGTGGCGTAGCTCGACCCGTTGAAACTGTAGGAATGGGCGCCGTAGTCGTTCGCCGCGTACGCTTCGGTGCCGGTCCAGGTGGGCGGATCATCCTTCGATGTGATGCGCTCGACCAGCTTGCCACCGGGGCGCGGGCTGGGGAACCATGCGAATAGCCCCAGCGCCTGCGGACAGTCGCGATTTACGGCGAACTCGCCCCGCGGCGGTTTGCTTCTGTCCCAGCGCCGGAACATTTAGGTCGCCAGGTCGTTGACCAGCACCTGGATCAACTGGCTGTCGTTGTTCACGTTGGTGGTGGTCTGCCCGCTGACGTTCTGCACGAGTATCTTGTGCTTCCACGCCGGCCGAGGTACTTCGGATGGCAACGAGTGCAGGCGCCGCTGCGAGGTGCTGGTCGCGCCCGGGAACACGAAGATGAAATCGGGCGCCTTCGATGGCGTGTTGGTGCCGTCCATCGTTTCGTAGTTGGTGCCGTCCTGCCCGTGCATGAACCAGCACTTGAACACGGTAGCGCCCGCGGCCGGCGAGGTGCCCCACTTGCACAGCATGTCGTAGCCCGCGACCAGCTCTGGGCCGGCGGCGGTAGGCGTGATGGCGGGCGCGGTGACGTAGGCGTTGTTGGCAAGGTTCTTCAGGTCCACGCCGCCGCCGTCGCCGCTGCTGCCGGTCGAATCGAGCAGCGTGGTGGTGCCGGAGACTGCGGCGCGGGTATAGGTGGTGGTCATCGCAGCGCCTCCGAGATCTCCGAGTGCGTGACGATGCGGCCCCACTGGATCTGCGAGATCGGCAGCTGCCGAGTGGCGCGCAATTCGAGGTCGGCTTTCGCGGCCGGGTCGATGCCCAGCGCGGCGAGCTGTGCGAGGTAGAGTTGCGTTTCCGAATCCGCCACGGTGAGCGGGTTCGAGCTGGAAAGGATGCGCGCGAAGCCGTCGGCCACGCTGTAGAGGCTGGTCTCGGCGCCGGGCATGAGCGTGACCATTGTGGTCAAGCTCGCCGCATCGGCCATGACAACGCGCAGTCGCCCCGCCACGTTCCAGCGCGTGGACCAGCCGACGCGGCGGTTGCTGCTGCACTCGCCGACGCTGGGCCGCAGCGTCGCGGCGAGCAGCAGCGCGATGTCCGCCGCGCGCCCCTGGGCGATGAGGTCCGCGAGGCCCAGCCCATCGGGGTCGGTCTGCAAGTAGGTTCGCAAGTCCATCATCACTCCTAGTCGTAAAACACCGTCAGCGAGCAGGTGCCTGAGATCGCCACATAGAGGCCCGTCGAGAACCGCGAGGGGAAAGGATAAGCCTTCGCCGCCGTAGGTACGAAGGCATCCGCGATCTTCGTGCCGCTCGCCGCCGTGTTGTCGTAGATCGTCACAGTCGGGCTCCCCGTAACGCTCGATACGAACACGCCGCCGAGCAGACCAGGCCCAGACTTAACGGCCGCGGAGGCGCTGATCTGCGAGAAGGCGTAGTGTTCCTGTACGAGCGTTCCTGGCATCTCAGCCTCCCGATCCGTAGCTCGTGCCTTGCTTCTTGAACCAAAGGACCAGAGTGAAGGACTGCGTGCCCGAGGCCCATCCGGTCGTAGTGATGTAGACATCGCCAGTGACGCCGGCCCCTCCGTTGTTCGGGATGCCCCCGTAGCGCTCGAACTTCATGGGGTTTCCGGTGCTGACGAGCTGAAGGAACTTCACCGGCGTCGAGGCGTCCCAGTCGAGCGTGACGGTCAGCTGCGAACTGATCGAGAAGGTGTTAACCTCCCACAGCGCAACCGAGGTGCACGAGGGGGCGAGGGCGCTCACCTGCACAATCCGCGTGCGGGCGTAGTCCGAGGTGTCGAGCGTCCCCGTGACCCTGAGAACGTAGTTCAAGGGGCCTTGCTCGATAATCTGGGTGGTAACACTGTTAGCCATAAGAGGCTCCTATCGGGGGCCGAAGCCCCCTGAGAGTTACTGACCCGACGGGCGCTCGATCCAGCCCACTTCGATCTGGTAGGTCGGCGCGGACGCGGCCCACGACGCACCCCAGAAGCCCAGGGTGTACCACCAGCCCGGCGCGATGATGACCGGAGGGAGCGAGATCGTCACGTTCTTCACCAGCGACATCGTGCCGATGAGGTTCCCCGTCGCGGCGGGTTCGCCGAAGGCGAGAGTCCACTGGTCCAGAACGATCGGAATGGAGTTCGTCACGGTGCCCGTGTGGACGATCCTGCCGCCCGCTGAGGTCGCCGCCGCGACGTTCACGCCCGCGTAGAGAATCGCGCGGGAACCGTTCCCCGAAGCGCTGTTCACGTTCGAGGGCGTGCCCATCGCTGTGCCGATGGTGGTCAGCTTCACCGTGAGCGGGTCGAGCGTGCCGACGTGGTTCGCGCTAGTGGCGCCGGTCGTGACCACCGTCATGTAGAGGCGGATGTACCGCAGATAGATGTTCTGCGGCGAGGGCGAGCCGCCCGAGGCCCAGCTGTTGTAGATCGCCACGGTCGGGTTGGCCTGAGCGAGAACCTGGGTGGTGGTTGCCACCGCGGTGCTGGCCGTGGCCGCGATCGTCGAGGTGAAGAACGATCCCTCGTCGGCGGCCGCGTAGTCGCCGGGGAAGATCGTCCGCATGAGGGACGAGGTCTGGGCGGTGATGCCGGGATTGGCTTGTCCAGATGACATTTTGGTTTCCTTTGAAAGAAGGGGTTATCTCACGAGTCCGCTGCCGGGAGGAGGTATCCCGACTTGTCCGCGACCGCGCAGGAGTAGTTGTTGAAGAACCTGAAGCCCGAGCTGGCGGCGACAAGAACCTCGCTGGTGGCGTCGAGGTTGAAGATGTTGTTGTTCATTAGCACCCCTGTGTTGGTTGAGCCGTCGGTGAAGATCACCGTGCCGCCAGTCGCCGAAGAGACGCCAGCCGTCAGGAACGTGTTCCCTGACATCACCATCCCCGTAGCGATCTTGCCCGTCAGGATGTTGAGGGCCTTCCCGAGATCCGTCACGCAGAGATTCTGGTAGAAGTTGTCCTTGATCTGCATCCGGTCGATGTTTGCAGCCACCTCAACCATCACGCTCGACGCCGTGGTGCCGAGGAGGGGCGCGTAGTTGTTCGTCACGCTGAGCCCATCGAAGGCATTGTTGTAGGCGTCGGGGGCGTATACCAATCGCTGGAAGTTCAACGAGCTGCTGAGGTCGCGGAATTCGCAGTTGCTGACAGCGAAGTCCGTTGCGCCCGCAAGGATCGTGGTGGAGGTGACTGCGGTTGCGGTGCTGACGAGGTAGGTTCCCGCGCCATTGGCTGTGCCGGAGACCTGGCTGATCACCGTGGTTCCCGAGGGAACGCCTGTGCCGCTGAGGGTCGCGCCGGGGTAGATGGAGCCGGTGACCGAGCTGGCGGTGAGGGTGCCAGGGCTCATTGCGTTGGAGCCCGCGGCGGTGCCTGCGGTGATAACGCCGGTGAAGGTTGCGCCCTTGAGGGTAAATGGCGACGCCACGGCGGCGAAGTTGGCGAGGAACACGCAGTTCTGGACTGAGCAGCCTGAACCCCACACCCTGATGGTCGTGGTGGTTGCGGTGTCCAGTACGAAGGTGGGGCGCGTCGGTCCCATCCCCATACCGATGACTGCGACCGCACCCTGACGCATACCGAGGGCGGTAGCGTTGGAGATCGTCTCGTAGTGCCCTGGCATCACGAACACGATGTCGCCGCGGCCGGAGACGCAGGCAGTATTGATCGCGTAGTCGAGGGTGGCGAACGGGGCAAGGAAGGTTCCGCGGTTCGAGTCCGATCCGGCCCGCTGGCCGCGATTCATCACCGCGCCGTTATCGACGAAGAAGACCTGGCCGGGCTGCGTTTGCAGCAGCGGCATTCCGCGAACGGAGAGCCCGTTTGCGAAGCCCTGCGGGAAGTTGGTTGTTGCGGGAGAGGCTGGCATGGTGTTGCTCCTATGGGGAACTTACAGTTCCATCGTTTAGATACCCTTGGGTCCGATTTCCGGGAAATTCCATTTGGAATCCCCCGGAATCTCACTCACCCCGCCTTAGGGGCCGTTGCTGCCGAAGAGTGCGCGCGGGTCGTTGAGCAGCACGCTGAATCGCATGTAGCTCGCCGCCTTCGCGTTCTTCGTGTCGAAGTCGTTGTCCTGGTCGAACATCGTGCGGTCACGCCAGAAGAACAGCAGACCGTCCGGGCAGTTCGTCCGGATGAACCAGGGGTGGGCGTTGGAGAAGTAGTGGTTCATCTTGATGCCCTTGGGGAAGGCGTTCGTCGCCTTGAGCACGTTGATGTTGTTGTTCGCCGAGTCGGACTGGAGCACGCTGCCCAGAATCCGATTGGCGTTGTACCACTCGTTCGGCGCGATGTGCAGGGACTGCGGCATCAGATTGATCAGCTTGCCCCGATCGTCCTGGGCTTGCATGATCTGGATCGTCAGGTCCTCAAGTGCCGCCTCGCTGAGGTCCGCCGCCGGCGAGAGCACGTTGGAGTAGGTACCCCCAGTCGTGTTCACGTGCGACCCGCTGCACCACGCCACCCCATCCGCGGTGGTGTTGTAGGTGGTGACGAACGCGTTGTTGAAGGGGAACGCCGCGACGGTCTCGATCGTCTGCCGCATCCCCATCGCGTTCGACTTCGCTCGGCGCTCCGCAACAACCTTGTACTGGTTGTCACGAAGTTCCTCGAAGGTCACGATGTACCCGAGAGCGTAAGCGATGTGCTGCACCCGCGAGACCGGCCCCTGGAATTCCGAGTCGTAGCTGACCGGAGCCCCTTCCGCCTTGATCGGCGCGGTGCCGAAGGGAGTGTTCTGAACCAGCTCTTCGTAGGCTTTGTCCGAATCGACCACCTCGTAGAGGTCGGAGTATTCCTCCGCGTGCTCGTCGTACACCTGTCCCCAGGTGTCGTAGACGCCCGGCCACAACAGCTTGGGGTGGCTGCCCGTATTGATGACGCCGCCTGGCATGGCTAGGCCTCCTTATACGCCAACGGTGCCGGCCTTGAGCTCGTGAGTGTTGATGCTCACAAGCCACTTGGCGTAGGTACCGTAGGCATTGTTGGACTTCTGGACCAGGCCCCACAACCGAAGCTGGTAGGTGGTGCCCGTGCTAGTCGCACTGTTGTCGAGGAGCCAGCCCGAAACGAAGCTGTTGTTGGTGCCCGACTTCAGATTGATGTTGGCGTTGACGGAGGCGGCAGAGAACGCCGTCCCGGTTCCGCCCTCTTGCCCCTCGAACAGGATGTTCGGATCGTCGGCGACCAGGACGTAGTAGTCCTTCGTCTTGGTCCCCGGAATCACCGTGGTGTTGAGGTTGGTCGGGTCGAAGTTGCCTGCGCCGCGCGTGATACCGCCGGCGCTGACCACAACGCCCCTGATCGCGTTGCTCGCACCAGCCGTTGCCAGCTGGATCGCGGGAACGCCGTTGGCGTCGGCGGAGGCAGAACTCGCCACCGGATCGCCGATTGCGAAAGCCTGAGTGTTGCCGCTGGGAATGTAGTACTGACGGGCCTGCCCGTTCCACGGGGAGCCATTCAGGTACTGGACCGGCGTCAACCCTTGCGGCTTGTTGGTGTTAGCCATTTAGGGTCTCCTGAAAGTGGTTTTCTTGCGAAAGAATTCGGGAACTTGGGTGCGCTTCCGGTCCACGTAGCGGTTCGAGCGGTCGGTCGGAGAGTCCTTCTCCGCGCCAAAGCCGTCGCCGAGGAGCGAATCGCGCACTGAATCTGCTCTGGCCTCAAGGGCCTTTTGGTCCTCTTCCCAGTACTCCTGCTTGATCTTCATGAGGTAGAGGCGGCCGGGCTGGCCCCGCAATCCCTCGCCGCCCGCCGCGATGCTGACGCGATCGCCCAGGTCGGTGTTGCCACTCTTCAGCGGGTCGCTGCCGAGAAGGCGCGATTGGGGGCGCGCTTCAGCGGGAGTCACGAATTCGTAACCCGCCTGCTTGGCGCGCTCAATCCGCCCCTCACGGTCCATGAACCAGTGAAGGTGGTAGCCAGGGATCTCGGGGATCGAGAGGCGCGACTGTGGCGCCGACATCGGAATCCGCCGAACCGGAGGTGCATCTGGTTTGTTTGCAGGATTGGGGAGAGTGCTCATGGGTGCTCCTACTGAAAGTAGCCGGTGTCTTCGAGTTGCTTGATGTAGTGGGCGCGGTACGCCTCTGGCGTCGGCCACTTCCCGTCCTTGCGGACGAAGCGCTTTACGTTGGCCTCGCAGGCGGCTTTCGCTTCCTTGTCAAGGTCGTCGTAGCTGTGGGCGTTGCCGGCGGCAGCGGAACGCGAGCTACCCACCCCCGAATCCACCTTCCCGCGCGCGGGGCGGCGAGCGCCAGCCTGGCGTTCGACTTCGGCGAAGAACGCCTCGAAGCGAAGCTCTGGGCGGGTCCGCGCCACACGGCGAGCAATGATCTCGAACTCGTCCGCGAGGTCGGCGTCGTATTGGGGCGAGGTGTCCACCAGCTCGGGATGGCGTCCGATGAAGGCGTTGAAGGCGGCGGCGGCCTGCGGGTTCACCTGGGGCTGGTCGGGCTTCGCCTCGGCCTTCTTCTCCGGCGGCTTCGCGGCGGCGTTCAGCTGGGTCAGCTGGTCCGTCAGCTCCACCTCGGTCTCGTGGTCGCCGTCTCGCTTCGCGGCGGTCAGCTGGCGCTTCAGCTCCGCGCGGGTCTGCTCCACCCGGCGAGTGACCTCCTCGGTGTGGAACTCCTCGAAGCTGGCGAGGTCCTGCTGGGCGGCTTCGAGCTTCGAGGTGAGCTGTCCTACGCTGTCCATCAGGCGGCGAATCTTCGCATCTTGCTCCTTCGCTTGCTTGCGAAGCAGGGGCACCATCGTGCGGCTCTTCTCGAGGAAGGCCTCCGCGCTCACCCACGATTCAGGCTTCCCGCGCCATTCGGCCTCAGGCACCCACCCGAGTTCGGCGGCCTCCGCCTCAACGACGCTGGGCGTGTCGATCGTCTGGTTCTCGTCGCTCATCGCTGCACCCGGCAGAAGATGTCGTTCGCGTTGACCAGGCGGTAGAGCTTCCCATCCGCCGGTCCCATCGTGAGATAGCCTGCGTATTTGGTGACCAGCACCAGATCCCCCGAGCGTGCCCGCGGAACCGTTTCGTCCTTCCAGGCCTCCGGCCCTACCGCGACCACGCGGCAGCTCTGCTCCACCGAGGCACTGTTCGCCCGCACGTTGTCAGGGATCTGAATCAGCCCCTGATGCTTCTCCAGCTCCGCGGGCTCAACCAAGACTGCCCATCCCGTCGGCTCCAGGCCCGAAGTATTCTGGATCGCTGGGCTTATCACTGGCATAGATGTCACTGTGCTCATTTTCAAGTACTCCTATTATGGTCTCGTAACTGAGTTTCCCGACTTCGAGAAACACTTCGCACCGACCGATCCGGTCGGCGTTGCGCAGAGCCGCTGCCTCGATCGTGGGGAACGAGTCGCCGCCAACTGCCCAATTCTCTTTGAACTCCTCACGCTGCCTCCGCGCCCACAGTCGCAGTGCCTGAGTCGCCGGATGAACCAGCCACCCCTCCCACTCCTCCAGACTCGGAAGCTCTCTGCTCAATTTCTTTCTCCTTCAGGGCATTCTCAATGTGCCGCGCAAGCGTCTCGTGATGGGCCTTCATGGCACCCACCTGAGCGTTGAACAGCGCGATAATCTGATTGGTCTTGGCGTCGCCGGCTTGAACAATCTCGAGGTTGGCCTTGGCCTCCAGCTCGAGAATCTCCGCCTGCATCTTCTGGGACTCTTGCTGCATCTCCAAGATGAAGTGGAGATGGTCCATCTTCATCCTCGCCTGCGCGCCTTGCTGGCGCAACTGCTCGATTTGGAGCTTCACGTCCGGCGCGGGCGGCTGGATGCTCTCGGGCTTGTAGACCTCGTCGGGGGCCTCCACGCGCATGGCAGAGAGGACGCGCTTCACCACTGAGGGCATCACGAAGCCGGGCTCGCTCTTTGCCAGCGCGTAGAGATCCTTCGCCTGCATCTGCTGCATCTGTTCGCTGACGATGTTCGGATCGGCGGAGGGCACAATCGCGTTGGGATCGTCGGTGTAGTCGGATCGCTGCGCCTTCCCAAACCGCCCCTCGGGGAGGTAGCGGGCGTTGAGGATATAGAGCTTCTTGAACTCCTCCTTCATCGACCGCCAGGTGCGCTTGAAGATCGCGGTGTAGATCTTCATGCCCATTTCGACCATCGACTGCTGGGTCTGAGCGGGCGTGTTCTGGCCAGGGTTGATGCCGACCACGGCGTCGGTGGCGCCGGAGATACGGTTCACGTAGTCGATCAGCAGGCCGAGAAGCTGGAACAGCACCGCAGACGGCTCGTTCTTCGGGAAGGGGACTATGGACTTCTGGAGGTCCTCAGCAGTTCCGCCGATGTTGGTCCACTCGAAGGGGCGAGCGCGGACCACGCCGCCGGGGAGCTTTGCGCCCCGCCCGAGGAACCCGCCGGAGACGAGAGAGAAGCTGCCAGCGTCAATCATCTGGTTGATGATGGTGTTGACTGACTCGTTCAGCGGCCCGAGGAGAATCCCAAACCCGAGGTCGTAGATGCCGCCGTCGGGGGAGGGGATGAAGCCATACTTGGTGAAGTGTTGGTTCTTCTGGATCGAGATGATCTCGCCGCGATGGCGGCCCACCTGCACCCGCGTGATGTCCTCTTCGTTATCGAAGGCGGTGACGATGCGCAGGACCGCGCGCGAGCGCTTCTCGATCGTGATGATGTAGGGCTCGGCATAGCCGTCCTGGTCAAGGTCGAGATCGACGTGCTGCTCAAGGCCGATAAAGGGCGTTTGCTCGTCGGGAGTAGCGGGAGGCTGAATGCCCCGGCGGGTGTCACGGGAGGCCTCTTCGGGGCGGCGCTCGGGAAGCTGCGGCGCCTGGTACCACCCCTCGCCTAGCACGTCGCGGAAGGTTCCATCCATTACTCGCTCGCGGATGGCATTGCGCGTGTAGGGGATAAGGTGGGTAATGCGGGGGCAGCTTTCCAGGGACTTCGCGTAATAGTCCAGCACGAGGTCGCGGGCGAGAACCAGCTCGCTGACGTTGTGGTCAAGGGCATTCGAGTGGAAGGTCTTCACGAACGCGGTGCCAACCACTGAGTAGTTGAGGAACAGCCGGTCGTGCTGCTCTTCCCAGCTCTGGTCCTCCTCGAGAACCTGGTAGCTCATGTGGGTAGAGACGCGACGAGCGCGGGCGGTCTTCTTACCGTCAGGATCTTCGCCGACCACACGCATCTTGACGACCTCAGTCCCCTGGATCAAGGTGGGGTAGGCCTTGGCGTGGAACTGAAGGGCGCCGATCGTGACGAGCGGGAAGGCGACGTTGGAGCACCCCGGCCAGGGGAAGGTCTTTGCCTTCTGCAACTGAAGGGCGAGGTCCATCGCCGCCTCGCTGCGGCGTATCCAGCGAGATCGCGAGCCCTCATCGCGCTCGTAGCCCTCGTAGACGAAGTTTCCGATCGCCTGAAGATCCCGCTCGTCGAACCGATCCGCAAGGTTCGGGGCGGAGATGGTCTCCTTGTCAAGGCTGATGGAGGAAGAGAGCTTCAGCATCTCAATATCCCGTCACGAGGGACCTGCCCTCATCGACCGCAAGCGCGCGGGTGTTCCAGAAGCCCTGCTCAATCTCACGCTCCTCGCTGGAGAGGAAGTCGGTCTTCTCGGCGTCGGCGAGAGTCTCGAAGCCCTTGGCCAGGAGGGCGGCGGAGTCGAACTGGTCATCGAGGCGGGAGGCCGCATAACCGGTGAAGGCGAGGTTCTCGTGCTCGAAGTCCGCGTACCATTCGGCCTGCTTGTCGTAGCGGCAACCACCGGCGC